TACACGAAGTGTGATTAGGTACGACCTGCGCTCGTTTGCAAGAAGCGTGCTCAAAAGGAACAAGACCCCAACCTTCTCCGTCAGCAGTGTTAATCCCTACATTACATGCGCTATAAATTTTATTTAACAGTTCATCAGGTGGGGCATTTGTGTAATCTATATTTTTTGAAGTCATAATTAGACGGTTATCTGGAGAAATATTTAAACGATTCATTTCGGACTCAAACAGCTCGCGTACACTCCATCCAAGATCTTTTTCGCTCATATGCAGATACAACATAGTATCTGGTTTGTCTTTCGCAAATTGAGCAAACGCCTTAATCGTCAGATCGATGCGTTTACGTGGTTGATTCCTGTTGGCGTTTAGGACTATAAACTTATCTTTAGGAAGTCCCAACGCTGATCGCGCTTCGTCAATATCTACTTCATAAAATTTGGCAGGATCAATCCCGTGAGGGAGAACTGCAAGGCTCTTTGGCTGTACGCCGTGAGCCATAATTCGCTGAGCTTGTTCGATTGTAAACGTGATTGGGAAATCCCAGTCTTTAATGAACCGCATCATAGATGATGTGTACCACTCAGAATCAATAGGGAAGTAAGGAATAAATTTAAATTTAATTTGGTCTTTAAGGAAGTGAATACGCTCCCATACTTGATTAACAATCCAGATATCGTTTAAGCAAATAAAAACGTCAGGTTTTTCCTTCGTTACAACATCGGGAAGTCGTCCGATACCAAAGCGATCTGAAGGATTTGCCGCTGTGGCGGGGTAGACCTTAAAGGGTAGGTCATGCGGATCCCCCATATAGTTGATCCCGAATGCTACTACTTCATTATCTTTACTGAGGTGCTCTAAAATACTGTGAGTCACACGAGCGAAACCTGTATTGGAAAGGATATCCCCGTACCAGAGAATTTTTGCCATAAAGCTGTAGAATCTTGCTAACAGTATACAGACAGTTTTAGGAATATGCCTAGCCGAGAAACATTTGCGTACCGCCGTGCGCTTAAGTTACGAGCTCAGAAAGCAGTTGAAAGCAGTTCAGATTCTGCGATTGACAACGTATTTACTAGAGCAAAAGATGATTTTGCTACTTTCTGTACTTTGATGGATAAACCCCCTGCACAGCATATGCTGCAGTGGCATAGAGAGCTTATAACTGGGGAAAGTAATCGGTATTTGCTTGATATCGCTGGTCCTAATATTGATATTTTGAGCCCACGTGGTTCTGCCAAGTCGAGCGTGTTGAATTTATTTACCGCTTGGTGTATTGGTCGTCATACAGTAGCTCAGAGACCCCTTCAAATTATTTATGTGTCTTATAATATTGCTACCGCTATCCCTAAAAGCAGAATTATTAAGCAAATTGTAGATAGCAGTACGTTTAAAAAAATTTTTCCCAGCTGTCGTCTGAAACCTGGGATGCAGTCGGATATTGGTTGGTCTATTGACTTTGATTATGCTGGTATCCCGCGTGTTGGTGATGAAGAATTTACACTACGCGCAGCTGGCTTACGAGGTTCCATCACGTCTAAACGTGCTCACGCAGTTATAGTCGATGACCCTATTAAGTCTAGTGCTGATATACGTAATCCAGCTATTAGAGACGAGATGAACTCTAACTGGAGTTCTGTTATTGCACCTATTGTTTTTGAAGGTGGTCGTTGTATTTGTCTTGGCACTCGTTTCCACCCGCTAGATATTCATAAAACTATGTTTATCCCCCAAAAAGGGTGGAAGCAAGTTGTACAAGAGGCGGTTACGTACAACGATGCGGGGGATCCAATCAGCTATTGGCCCGAGCAGTGGTCCGTGGACTACCTGCTCCAGCAAAAAGAGCTTGACCCCGTAGCTTTTGCGTATCAGTATCAGCAGCAGCCTGTGATGACTTCTGATCTGGTTCTGTCCCCCGATCTGATTGTGAAAGGAGAAGTTGTTACAGAGTTTGACTCCCTCGCCGTTGGTATCGATCTCTCTGCCAGTAAAAACGAAACTTCTGACTACACTGCCTTTGTTTTGGGGGGCAGATTAAAAGATAAGTACTACATCATTGATGCTCATCAAGTGCGCTCTATAGGCAACCTAGAAAAGATAGATCTGCTGTGCGATATGCTAGTCGAGTGGGGCATTCTTGAGCTTCAGGAAGATCAGTACTTTCCTACATACTCCACGGTGACTCTTGTTGTTGAGTCTGTCGCATATCAAGCTTCTCTAGCAGCTGACCTTCGACGTGTGCTTCTGAACGAACGTGGCCTGAGTAACCTGCATATTCATGAAGTTAAAGGTTTTAGGGGCGACAAGGTAGCTCGATTCCGAGGAACCTTGGGCTTGCTGGAGAACAAAAAAGTCATTTTTAACAAATATAGGAAGTTTGATGCGCTTGTTGACCAGCTTGTTAATATAGGTGCTACCTCGCATGACGACTTACTAGACGCATACACTTGGCTCATGACGTTTTTACAAAAACGAGGCAACTTCTCCATCGAGTACTAAAATGTTTAAGTTTTTTATTGCTCTGACTGCTTATGATCCCCTGTCGAGGTTTGATCCTCTACTCCGTGCTCTGCAGGGCTACTCGAAGCTACCTGGAAGTAAGACTATTTATATCTATGTGGATAAAGCACATGAACAAGATGTTCCTGAGCTTTATGAACTAATTGAAGCTAACACTAAAGACTTAGATATTTATATTCATATTGCCGACGCTTCTTATGAAGGCTACTCGCTCACGTGGGCACATAAAGCTGATCTAAGATTTTTTGTCACAAGCCAAAGTTTTGATTTTTATATCTATGCCGAAAACGATATGTGTTTTACAGAAGAAAACTTTAACTATTGGTTTAAGTACAAGAACAAGCTGAAACAGCTAAATCTAGAACCTGGATTTTGTCGATACGAAGTAAAAAATTTGGATAAGATTCCTTTTGATAACTATAAAAAATGGAATGTCACAGGACTCACATATAACGTTTGGGGCGACCGCCCTTACGAAGCAACAACGTATTTATATTTAGAGGACCCGGATGTTCTCTGTTTTATCTCTCTGGGTAATCCGTATGCGGGACTGATGATTCTTGACCAAGAGCAAGCTGAAGCGTATATTGTTTCGGATAGCTGTGATCCTCACTCCAGCTATCTCAAGACCGCCCACAGAAATTGGCCTATTGCCGATAGGTCCTCTATGGGTTTAGCTTTTGAAGGACTTAGTCCACATCAGGAGCACCGCCGTGTGGTTCCGCTTACAAGAACAGACTATGGGTTGACTATCCCAGAGTTTGCTCTTGTTGAGCACATGGATACAAAATATTCAAAGGAACTTTCAGGTAGTCCTTCGCTAATAACTACTTTCTCGATGTTTGAGTGACTATGGAACAAGTAGAACATCCTGCTCACTATTCTCAAGGTGCTATTGAGTGTATTGATGCTATTCGTGCAGCACTAACGCCCGAAGAGTACCGAGGATTTTGCAAAGGAAACGCTCTTAAATATATCTGGAGGGAACGCTATAAAGGAGGAAGTACTTCTTTGGAGAAAGCTGAGGTGTATTTGACCTATATTAAACAGGTCTCAGCAGAGTAGAATTCATTTATTAAACCCATTTTCTGATGGACATTAGAGCATTTGGATCTTACTACGGGCAAACAGCTCAGTTGCCTTACGCTAGTGGTTTTGGTGTTCCCTTATCAGGAACAATGCAAACCGTTAATTTTGCAGCTTGTAGGGCTCTGTTTGTAGAGGCAGATGCGAACCAAAATAAAGGTTATTTAGCTGTAGAACTTACGGATGCACCTGGGCAAGTTGCTTCTGCTGTTGAACTTGCTGGTAATCAAATATTTCCTATTTCCTGTACTGCTATTATTAGCGGTAACTTGCCTGGTGTTTTTGTGCTTTACTGATGAACTCCTACGCACGTGCTAGCGCAGCTTTTGGGAGCGCTTACAGAAACCAGCTAGAAGCTGCCGACCGCCAGCGAGCTGAATCCACAGGGCAGGAAGCTCAGTTCGGGGACGACGTTCGTCAGTCAGTTGAATATGAAGCGGGAGCCCCTGTGCCTCCCGATTCTGTACACGAGATGTCCTCTGAGTCTGGTTTTG